GCATCGATGGTCGCGATTTCAGACTTGAAATCGTGAGATTCAACAACGTTTCGCTGGATGGATTTGACAATCATGGGAGCAATTTGATTTACAGGCAAAGAATGCCACAGGGATCACGTTTCGTCAACTACTTTTTCAAAATTTCTTTCGAGAATTTTTAAGGTGGCGTCTTTCAACCAGTTACGCTCTTGTTCAGAAGCGTCTTCTACCGAGAGTGAGAACTCTCGCGACGAAGAAATAGTGGTGATGCGAAACTCTGCGGCGAACTTGAACCGCTTCAAAAACTCAGCATTCAGAATTTCGTAGAGCTTGTAAATTTCTCCTACGTTCGTGGAGGAAAACAAAAGAGTGCGATTCATTTTTAATTAATTTTAAATGAGTGGGCTTCTTCAAAAATTTTGACGAAATCTTTTTGATTCAAAAGGTGCATCCAAATTTTTCCGTTCTTTTCGATGTATTCGTCAGTATGCCCTTCTGAAATTAAATGCTGCACCAGCTTCTCATTAAAAACTAAAAATTCTGGCTTGTTGTTGTTGAAATTAGGGACAATGCACCCCATTAAGTTAGAAGAAACAATTCTGTAGCCAGTCAGCTTATCAGAAAGATCTTCTTTTTCGATCTCCATGTCTTCAACATGAAATTCGATATTAAGTTTATTTAACTTATTTATAATTTGATCTCTAGTCTTATTGATTTTTGTTTGCATTTTTGAGGATGTGGTAAATTGCATGATCTTTAGCCTTGAGTTCTACGTCAAAGAATACAGGCTTGCCATAGTTATTTGGTGAATTGACGGGCATCATAGCGTGTTTGCGCGTATTGTCAATACCTTCTGAGTAATGAAACAAAGGAATTGTGGGCCAAGTTGAGTAAGCGAGGTGAAAGTCTGCGGCGTCGTCATTGCCGTGATTGCAGAATTGACGGTGCAGAGAATCGTAGGTAATGGGAATACCAGCAGTAGTAAAAAAATACTTGTGCAAGTTGGATACAGACCAAGTACCATCAATGTTGTCGTTCACCTCTAGCACAAGACGAGAGCGAACATTGGCTGGCAAGCGATTGAAGTTGCAAAGGAAACGGGTAGAAATAGCGACAGGATCGCCGTCTTGGCGGCAATGAATATTGAGCGGCGAGCGGTAGTCGAGCGGCAAGTCCAGCAAGTCGAAAAGGTCAGCGTGAGCAGTGAGGTCGCGAATGCTGTTGGTGATAGCGGCGTCGTCGGTGCTGGTAAGAGTAATGAACTCTGAAGGATGTGCGGAGATGCGAACGCCAGTGCGTTTGATGGTGGCGGCGATAGTGTTGAGAGCAGCGCGAAGGTCAGACCAGTTGGGTAATTGGTCGAGACGAAGATTAACGTCAGGATGGTCGATGACAGGAGTGAGCGTAGACGACAAACGGTAGCCAGCAATGCCGGTGTCGGCGCAATGCTGAATGATGCGATTGGTGACAACGAAGTTGTTGAGGATGCGGTCGCTGAGAATGCGGATGGCATCTGCACGGGGCAGAGACAAGAAACGTGTCAAGGTCATAGTCTGGAACTTGTGACCTTGCTCGGCAAGAACGTTAGAGATGCAACAGAGGGATAGGTTCATTTCTCCAGAAGCAAATCAGAAAGACCTAGTTCAGTCAAGCGTTTATTTTCGACTTCAAGATTTGTAACTTTTTTCTAATTTAAAATTATTAATATCAAGCTCCAACTCTTCTTGATTGGCGGCGTATCCTTTACCATGCCCCAAATCTAAAAGTCTTTCTTGTTTGGTTAGCTCGGAGTAAGCCATAAATCCCTTGAAAGAATAGCCCTTGTCAATCTCTCCGATCATAAGAGCATACAAATCAACGCTTGGCTCTTTCCACGGCGCAGCCAACAACCTGCCAGTTCTGTATTTGGTTGTTTTTACGTCAATGACGAGATCATTCAGAACCGCATCACCTTTGTCAGTTTTTGAGTTTCTGACTTCAATTGAAATGTCGGGATAAAGATTAAACAGTTTGCAGAATGCAACTTCACCTCCGATTCCTTCAAGATCAGTCATTTCATCGCTTTGACCACCAATCTTGTTATTTTTTACATTTTTATTTCGAGCATTCTTGTGGCGCAATTTCGCCAAGTAGCGACACAATGCTTGCTCTTGTGCGTTTAGCAAAACAAAATTAGATTTCATTAAATTAAATAGTAATAATCGTTGTGCTTACGGAATCTCCGCATTGACCGCATTTAGGGCCAATTTCATGATAATCATACTGAAAATGCTCTAAGATTCCTTGAAACCCAATATGATTATTAATAATTTGCTCTTTCACCTTTGCGAGAACGTGATCAATGATTTTTTCCTTTTCTTCTTTAGGAAGATCATCGAATCGTTTTCCATCTACGGTAAAATCGTAGGCGATACAGCCTTCAGTAATTACGAATTTCATTATTATTCTTTTTTAAATTGATAAAAATAATCCCAGTTGTCACCCGCTATCCATTTGCCCTCGCCTTCGCAAGTGAATTCCTGAGTAAACACCTGCCAATCAGGTTTGTCAAGTTTTTTTGAGATAAAAGCTCCACCATCTTTCCACAGGACTCTATTATTTGGCTGTAAAAATAATTGATTTACAGGTTTGCCATCCTTATCTTTTAAACCCCAAATAACGTGACCGCACTTGTGACCTCCAGCCATTTCTGAATATCCGTAGGCTGCATCTGGATTGTCGCGCCAATCAATAGTAAAAAGATATTTGCCTTCAACCCATTCATGATTCTTTAGTTGAATATTAACTCTAGCATTCTTATGGTACTCCCATCTGGTAACTGAAATATCATAAGAGAAACAATCCCACAACTGCAACCAATCTAAAGGAAAATTAGAATGTTGCGGCTCGTTGACTAAATAATGAATTGGAACACGATCATGCCGTGAGCCATATTCCGTCATGATTTGAAATGTTAAACATCTTCTAGTTAAGCTGGTTATTCCAAAAACTTCGCAGAGAACATATTCTGTTTTCTTGTTTTCGTTATTATAAAGAAAATCACTTTTTAAATAAGCTGGAAATACAGGAATATTTGCGTTGAGGTGAGGCATTAATATTATGGTGATTTATGGAAAGTTATCCCCTTGGGAATAGATATAAATTTTCTTTTCGGATTATTTTGTCTATAATAAACAGACTCAAACCATCTTCCATCACAACCGCCCTGCTCTCTGTAATACATTGTGAAGTTCACATCCATTAAATCTAAAATGATACTCAGTCCTCCTTCTGAAACATAAGTGTGACTAGCTTGCTTAATTTGACAAAGATCAGCATAAAGCCCATTTTTGCCAGAGATTGTTTTTACTGAACTGGGAACGAAATAAGATAACATAAACACGCCCCACTCTCTTTTGCCTAATCCATCATATTGTAATTTCTGATCCTGCTCTATAATAAAAGGTTTAGAAACTAAAACGTCAGTATTGATCGCTTCTTTTACTGGAATATTTATTATGAAATTTTCGTCTACTCCAAAATTATGTTCAGAAGCTATTAAATATGGAATCCAGCCATGTTCTATTTGAGGATAACATGGATAACCTAAATTAATATATTCTCCATTTATTCCAAAGTCCGCTGGATTGAATTTGTAAGGCTGACCGCCACATCCGTAATCATTAACTTTGAAAGGAGCTTTTCTTATACTATTTGTAAATGGCTGTTTCAGTGTCAATTCAGCAATATCTTTGAAGCAGTCTGCATCAGTAACTACAAAATCTATTTTCCGTCCTGTCTTTTGATAATACCAAGAAGCAATCGGCCAAGTTTGGATAAAATCCCCAAGAAGTCCGGTATGCGTAAAAATCATTTTATTCCTTTGATTTATTTGATATGTATTTTTTCATTTCCTCGACTGTCATAACGTCGAGTTTTGTAGTAATATGTTTATAAAAATCTGGAAAATTATCTTTGATCATAATCAAATTAGAAAGAGAAGATGGCATCGAAGGTCGATTCATGGAAGAATAAAGTAGTTTAATGGCATCTTGATCGCCATTAACAATATCATCTCTCATCTTTGGAGACAGCAAGAATCCAATCAAAGAATCATGAAAGCTCTTTATCATTGTGATCGAAGATATTGCGTAAGCCTCTTCCTTGGAAAAGAAAATATCAATTGGGATTTTCCAATGAGAAAGAACATTCCCTTTATAAGATATGTTTACCTCAAGGTTTCTGCCTTCATTGCCCATCCAAATAACATCAGATAAGAATGTCTGACATGAATAAAAAAAGTTTTGAATTTTTTCTTGAGTTTCTGTGGGCAAATTTCCAATTAAATCTTCTTCTGAAGCAGCCTGTCTGGTCAGTTCAATGATTGCTTTTTTATAATTTCTTTTATTTATTTTAAAACCAACAATGTTTTCAATATCTGATTTGATAAGTTCAAGCTCAGACCATACTTTTTTTTCCTGTTCTTTTAAAGTCATCATGATAATATTTATATTTTATGTATTTATTTCCAAGTCCAGAAAAAATCCTGTTTACCTGAGAGCCTTATATGATAATTTTTAAATCCCTTCGATAGAGTAAATTTAATAAAATTCACCCTTTCTTCTTGAGTGAAGCCGTGTAATTCAAAAAATATTTTTTTTATTTTACTCCAAGTTTTATTTTCCACATTTTGGAAAGCAGTTTTTTCATGACCTTCTATATCAACTTTCATGTAATCTATTTTCTCAATTTTGTGTTTATTGAAAAATTGATCTAAAGTAATACTTTTTACAGATCTGAATTCTTTATAATTAGGCCATTTGCAAATTTGCATTTCCCCTTCTTCTGCACCAATTGCAACATTTTCCAGTATCCAATTTGGATATTTATTTTTCTCTAATACTTCAAATATGTCTGGATCGGGTTCAATTGCATATATTGTACTAGCACCACAAGACTCGGCTCTTATAGAAGACATTCCAATGTTTGCCCCAATATCCAAAAATATATCTCCACTTTGAATTCCTGGTCCAAATTTATTGAAATCATTATGAATTAAATTTCCCCAAGCCATCGCTCCTTCCCAACCGTATCTTGAATGCAACTCAGACGCTGATGCAAAAATATCCCATGTGTCAATATCTATTATTTTATTATTTTTGGAAAAAAATTTTTTTCTCATTGGAAGTCGCTTTCAATTATATTGCCCAAATCTTTTCTGTTTATTTTAAAAATCCATCCAAATGAATTTGTCCAATATTCAATGTCAGAATCAAAAAAATCTTTTTGCTTATGAATAACAGAGAATGGCTGATCTTTGTATAAAATAACTTTTTGACTCTTGAGGCCGAAACTTGGATTATCTGCTATTAATTCAAGATCGCAAAGAGTTTTATAGAAAATCATGGCATCACCCTCAATTCAACTGCGCCTTTGCACAAATAAGATTCACCAGTATAATTATAATTTAACCAGCCTCGAAATACAATTCTATCTTCAAGAAAGTCAAACTCTGACACCTCCATCAAAATTGGCTTTTGTATATCTTCGGATGAAATAACAACAAAATTTTGGGGAGGCTTGTGGCTATTTATATCACAGATATAGTTTTCTACTAAATCAATACCGATCTTTTGCGCTGACAAATTAGGAATTACGAAACGTGTT